TCAATTCATCTTTGTTACGATATTTAAAGGTGAATTCGACATCAACCGCCTTGCCGCCTGGGATAGCAATATTTACCGGAGCTTTGAAAGTAGGGTTGACAGTCAGGTTGAATTTTGGCTTTGCCATTTTGTGCCTTCAATAGGAATAAAAAGACCCGACAAGGTGCGACCAAGCGGGCGTAAAAAACCCGCCGGATGGCGGGCCAGGAGAATCGTTGATGCTGCTTTACGCGGAATAGCGAATTGGCGGCTTACGCAGGCTGAAGGTTGCGGTCACGGCCATCACCTCGTTTTTGGTGAGGGTCGGGGTTTCGTTGAACGACACGAACGCGTTGTAGATGATCTCGGATCCCGTCGGCAGCCGGCAGATCAATGCGCGGATAGCACGCGCTTCTGCTGCGGCCTTGATCGCCTTCTGGTGCGGCATGGATGGGTCATCCGCCAGGGACAGCGCAATCGACTGTGCCGAGGCCTGAGTTGGCAGCTGGAAGCTGTCATCTTCATCCAGGAGGCTGACTTCCGTAAAACCCATTTCGCCGCCGGAACTGGTGCTGGACAGCACCTGGGGAATTTCTTCGAGCGCTTCGATCTTGCGCACCGTGATGCGCGCGCGCCCGGCCGGGAAGTTTTTCAGGTCAGTGGTGTCCGTGCCTTCCAGCTCGAACGTGCCGGTCAGCGCCGCAGCAACGCGATAAACCCGGTTGCTCAGCTTGCCCCAGCCCGAGGTGACTTCGACATAGTCGCCGTCTTCGAGGTCGTGGAGAGCCGCCGACAGCACGGCCGGCGCGGCGTTGGTCGCAGCGGTGACGGTAATCGCGGTACCGTATGCGACCGCGAGCGCCAGTGTGGCGCCATTGGGGAGGGAGACTGCCATGGTAAATCCTTTCCGGTCGCTCTGGACCGATGCTGTGAGCCCATGCGGGCATAAAAAAAGGCCAGCGGATTAGGCTGGCCAGGGTGATCAATTTCGACTTGCTTTCAGTACCAGACCGAGAAATCCTGTCGGGCGCCGCGCAGCTTGGCGCTCTCATAGAGCGATGCCCGTGCCCCGAGAACTTCGGTCTGCAACCCATGGGCAGCCCTCATGGCATCCTCCACCTGGTCGCTCAACTGCGATGCGGAACTCCGGGTTTCAGCCCAGACGTTGACTTGGATCCGTGCGTTGCGCTTGCCGGGAGCGGAGCCATCCAGATAATTCACAGCATCGCCGCCAACTTGTTGGAATGTGACATATGGGAGCGGCGTTCCCTCTGGTGCTATGTCCGGAAAGATCCTGCCGCCGGCCAGCGACGACAGCGCCGCGAAAATCTCTGCGTCCACACTCATGATCGACCTTTGATTTCCGCAAGCTTAAGAGCCATTCGAGAATTGCCGGCTGCAATCGCATCACCCATCCGCGCTACCGCTGGTCGCATGAACGGATGCGCCGGTGCGCGAGACGTACCGAATTCCACCATGGCGCCGTGCGGTGCCTTCGTGTGGTTCCAGCTGATTTTGTATAACTTGAACGTATTGCTCGACCGCTCGGGCGAAAATACTCGGTAGATGGCCGCTTTCAACGTGCCTGGCTGGATCAGATATTTGACGCCAGTTTTTTTGAACTGGCTACCGTAAAAATAATGGGGCGCGCTGGACACCCGCACCCGCGAGCGGGCATCCTCATAGATCACGAATGCCATGCCGGCGGCACCTTCGATGGCCACCTCGGCTTTGATGGCTTCGCCGAACTCACGCACCTTCGCCCTCAAGCCCTGGAGCTGGGACAGGTCGATATTGAAGCTCACAATACCCCCTTCGCACACATGAGTTGCAGCGTCCGTCCGTCCTGGCGCAGCACGGCGACCACGTCGTACACGTCAGTTCCGTGCAGCACGCGCATCATGTTCGACACGTCAGGGCGGTACCGAATCGTGATGCGAGTGGTGACCGACGACTGCTCAGCAGTGCCGGAAATAAATTCCTTGCCGCTGATGTCCTTGACCTCGGCCCAGCATTTTCCATCGCCATCTGGGATCAAGTTCGCCCAGTTGTCAATCACCTGGCCAGTAGCATCCTGCTCGACGCCCTGCTGCTGGATCGTGATCCGATTGTTCAATCTGGCAGCGAGGCTCATGCGTAGGTCTTCAGGTCATCTACCAGGCTGTCGAGGTAGGCAGATTGCACGGTGTCACGCTCGGTGCGCGTGATCGGGTCAAACTGCTCCACCAGCTTGGCCAGGATGAACAGTTGCGCGGTTTCAGGCGTCTTGTCCGGCGTGTTGCCATAGCCGCACTTCACCGTGACTACGACATCGGTGGCGTCGCTGGTCGGCCAGGCGAAGCCAGAGGCCGAAATCAGCGAGCTGGCGTAGTTGCCGACGTTGAGCCGGTATGTTTCGGCGGCCAGCGTCGTCTCTACACCGGCGGCGGCGTATTTCACCGCGGTGATTTCCATTGCCGGGTGCGGTAAAGCGATCAACTCGCCGACGCGGGGGAACGACGGGAGGCTGACCTCCCACGTTTGCGCCATGAAGACCTGGCCGACGTTATGCTCAAGCTTGCGCGTGATGCCTTTCACCCACGAGGCAATCAGCACATCCATGTCGCCGCCATCCACGCGCAGATTTGCACGGGCCAGCGCGATGTCTACGGCCAACTCACTGGGTGCGACAGTACGGACCATGGTCATGGCAGCGCCCTCCCGCTTGCGTATCTGTCAGCGTCCAGCATGCCTGCCCCGATTTCTACACTTAGCATTTTTTCCAATCGGTTAGGTGGCCGTTACGGTACCGGTCAGCATGCGCGTACCGAGACCGGATTCGGTGCTGGTATAAATGGCCATGAATTTTCCGCTGGCGAACATGCCGATGATCGACATATAGACCCCCTCGCCTGTGCTCAACTGGTTGTTCGCATCAGTCCACAGCTGCTGCCAGTCGGTACCGTTGGGGCCGATCCAGATGGTCGGCGTCGCGCTGGATGCCCCCAAGCTGTTGGTGTTCGCGTCGAGGTTTGCAGACGTAAAGCATGGCTCGCCCACTTTTACTTGGGTGATGCCATTCCCGATCGTACGCACGTCGCCGGTACCCACTGGCACAGTCCAATGCATCGCGTTGAACTGGCGGTAGCCAGTACGGCCGTACACCATGATGGCGTATGGCCGCGCGTCCGGCGAAAAAATCAAGCTGCCGTCATCGGCGCAGCGGATGCCCGTGTACTGCATCGAATCGCCGGCTGCGAACGGGTATTGCGGTGGCGACGGGAGGAAACCGACACTCATATCCTCCAGGTTCACATACGCCACCTGAAGATTGCCAGTGCCGGCGATAGCTGGGCCGTTGCCAGTATTGTCGCCATAGCTAAGATAGACACGATTATCCAACGCCGAAGCGCAGCAACCGTGCCAATGCACGCCGATGGGGTTCGTGTAACCCAAATTCAGCAGGTTCATCAGGTCGGCCCAGGTCTCGCCGTGGTCAAAACTGATGTAGCTCTGAATAGCACGTTGCGAGTTGTCGCCTGTCGATTGCGTCTGCTGACCGTATTGGTTGGTCACGATCACGCCACTCGGGGTGGTGCAGCCGTTGTTGAACGACCATTGCGACGCGATGCCAGCATTTGCGGCGGACACCGTTTTTTTCAGCGCAAAGGTTGCCGTCACCTTGTTTGCCGACCAGCCCGTCGATTTGTAAATCAGCAGCGTGCCCGAAGACCCTGGGCTGGCACTATCACTACACAGCAGCAACAGCTCGCCGTCATAAGTCTCGATGATGCCCTGGGTTTTTTGCGGCGGTTTGTTGTTGAGGAACGTCCACGTCGCGGTCTCGTCCAGCGAGAAGCACAGCGCGTTATCGCTGGCACGCCGGCCATACGCCAGATTTCCCGAACGGCTAATCATCTGCGGGATGATCGCAGGAACGGCGGCCAAAACAGGATTCGACAACGTGTAGCGCGGCTGGTCGAGTGGCGTCAACGCCTGATTGGTGATGGTCATTATTTGGTCGCCTTAGTTTGGACGGTGAAACCCGACAGCGGGCGGCCGGCCCACGTGCCGGGAACGGTGGTACTGGCCAGTGCGCCCGCAAGCGGATAAGTGAACGTGTTCGCGCCGGTGACGGTAATGTTCGGGAACGAGCCGTTGTATCCGGCCGGCGTCGCATCCTGAATACGCAAGCTATCGCCGGTGGATCGCCCGTGCGCAGCCGCGGTAGTTACCGTGGCCGTTGTGCCGTCGCTGGTGATGCTCGTGATCGCAAATGCCTTTCCGCGAATGTACGGCTTGCCAGGATCAGTAACCAGAACTTGAGTCATCGCAGGAATA